GTATCTTCTGCTTTATGCCGTCAAGAAGCGACTGAAGAAGGCTAAGCCCAGCCAGAACGATAATGGGTGCTTTTTCAATAACTATTTGCGCAATAAGATCGATCAACTCACCGAAAAGTTTCCCAACCTTTGGTAGAATTGTAATTATTCCGTCAAGAATAGCCCCAAATATCTTTACTATTGCTCCGACAAGAGCTGGAGCCGCTTGTAGAATCCTGGTAAGACCACTAATAAGACCAATGACAAATCCTTCTATTATTGCAGGTAGAGCCCCGCCGATAGCGGCAAGCATACCAGAAAATACAGTTAGACCCTTGGTCCCAGCCTCGGCAAATATCTTAAATGCCTCAGCGACCAGATATGCGCCAGCTCCAACAAGTGCAAACGCAAGTCCAAGCGCCATAAGGCCGACGCCAAGTGCGACTATTGCAGGAATAACTGGCTGTAGGACAAATGCCATTAGCCCAAGAACTGCAAGTGCTGCTGCCAGAGCCAATATCGCTATACCAACTTCTTTCAGACTAAGTTTAGCGAGCTCTATGATTACACGAGAAAGAACCCACATTGCACCAGAAAGAATAACAATAGCAGCTGCCCCAGCAAGGGAACCGCTCATCAAGTTGGCCGCAACAGCCAATATACCAAGCATAACTGCTATGCCAAGGACGCCAGTAATAAGCTTTTCAACACCAATCGTGCCGAGAAGTGCGACAGAAAGAGCCATGATACCTATAGCTATAGATATAGCAATCAGCTGGCCACCAATCTTAAGCATTTCTTTAGGGAAACTGCGTATTGCAATAACAATAATCGCAAGAGTAGCAGCAACACCAAGAAGGCCCTGTACAATGGTTTTTGTGTCCATCGAACCGAACTGCTCGACAACATTTGCAACAACTTTTATTGCAAGAGCAAGTGCAATTATGGTTGCGGCCTTAGACTCTCCGTCCTTTGGCATCAACTTCATCGCAGCAATGACGAGCGCCAAACTACCGGCAACGCCAGCTAAACCAGTTCCTATTTCTTTCCAGGACATAGCTGCAAAAGCACCAACTGCTACTGCAAGAATTCTTATAGCTATAGATATCGCTATAATGGCAATACTAGCTTGGATCATGTCTGCAGTCTCATTCTCAAGAGCATTTGCAGCACCGATGATCAAATATAGCACACCAGCTAGACCGACAAGCCCTCTGGCAATCTCGCCCCAGGACAAAGTAGACATTATCTTCATCGCAATGGACAGTACTAATATCGCAGTAGACAAGAATGTCAGGCCGACAGCAAGTGCTATCAGTTTTCCACCAGCAAGTCCAACTTTGTTTATTGCCTGCATCGTCCCGACAAGAGCCGCAAAGCCAGCGACAATTGCGGTCATAGCCGCAGCAAGTTTCTTTGAGTCGATAAACGCAAGAACAACAACAGAAGCAGTAAGAACTGCCACTGCTTTTGCTATTTTCATAAGCGTATCGGCTTTGATGTTGTTCTGCATAGCTTCGAGTTTGCCCGTAAAAGCACCGATGGCTTCTTTTACGCTGTCTAGAAGGCCGGTGCTTATATTAAAGTTCAGGCCTTCGTTAACAAACTTTCGGAAGTAGAACAACAATCCACCGAGAAAGCCAACGCTGACGCCCTTTGTGACGTTACTAAATGCATCGCTGCTGAATGCAGCTGCTATTCCGTCCCAAAGTTCTTTGACTACATTTTTTACAGAGTCTATTGCGTTGGATATGGCTCGACTTGCCGAGTTGAACACCGCAACAACGGCTTCCCAGGCGGATACGAAGAAGTCTCCGACACCGGCAAGCTGCTGGCCTGCTCCAGAAAATGCGCTGACAATTTTGTCCCACATCTTCTGAAGGTAGTCTCCAACTGCACCTAGTTTACCTAGAGCTTTCTCGACTATACCGACAGAGTCTGTGACATTTTTTGCACTATCCGCAGTGTCTTTAGGGAAGAGGTTTGCAAAGAAACTCTTTATCTTTTCGAACCCAGCCGTTAACTTACCACCAGCGCCAAGCATGTCGTCTAATATGGATAAGAAGTCTCCAATGCTAGAGCGAGCTGCATTTATTAAAATAATTATTTTATCTACAGCAGGACTTAGTATACTAATAACAATGTTACCAAAACCACTTATTGCGCTAGATATCTTTTCAAAGATACTAGACAACCCACCTGATATTAATTTCTTATTGAGATCAGTTATTCCACCGCCAAAGACAGAGGTAACTCTTAAAACTTCTCCAACAACAGAACCAAACACTCCAAATATACTACTCAGAATACTAAAGAGTCCTTTGATAATTATCCAGCCGACTTTTAGTGTTGAGAAAAAAGTGGAAAATATTCTGTATATTGTATTAACTGTTCCCTGGCCAGCAGTAAGACGCAGCATAAGATCGCGAATACCGTTGGTAAAGTTTATGAGCTGAAGAGCGGTCGTTTTCGGGAAGAACTCTCGGAATGCAAGCCGGATTGGAGCCACGGCAGTCTGGAGAGCATTAAGACCAAGCGTAAGAGCCTGGACAAGAGTGTCTCGACCACCAAATGCTTTCCATCCAGCAAGAAGGTTGTTTCGAGCTTCGGCCGAGTTTCCGATGATCCCGTTGAAATATCCGTAAAGACCACTGAACAGCTTCTTCGACTCTTCGAAGTCACCGACAATCGTCCGGAAAGACTGGGACCACCCAGAGCCGATAGACTCTTTGACGACCTGAACAAGCTGAGTTGCGGTCTTGACGTCGGTCGCAGCAGCTTTTGCCGTCTCGGCCAGCATCATCATGTCTTTGACCTGCTGGTCGGTGTAACCAGCGGCTTTCAGCTGAGCCGCATCAAGATCGCCAGTAAATGCGCTTAGAGTGGTGGTAAGAACGTCAGCAGTAAGCCAGCCCTTCTCCAGAGAACCACGGAAAGTATTGCCAGCTTTGGTCCACTGCTCGAACGTCATGTCCATAGGAACACCGGCAATGGTCTTCATCTGCTTTCCGGTCTCGAAAAGCGCTTTCTGGAAGACCTCACCACCCATACCAGCATTGACGACCGAGTTCCAGTCCATCAGCTTCACGCTACCAGAAGCGATCGACTGAGAAAGCTGGTACATTGCTGTCGAAGCCTGCTGAGAGTTTGAGCCAGACAGAGCCGCAAGGTTTGCAATACCCTTGATTGAAAGAACAGATTTGTCCAGGTCGACACCAGCTGCGGTGAAGGTACCAATGTTCTTGGTCATCTCACCGAAGTTGTAGATAGTCTTGTCAGAATATTCGTTCAACTCGTCGAGAGCCCGGTTGACGTCAGCAAGGTTAGACCCCTTGCTCTTGGTGTTCGCCAAGATCGTCTGGATCGACGTCATGTTGGTCTCGTACTCACGATAACCATCAAGGATCGGAGTTATGGCAAGACTCTTTACGATCTGGGCACCAGCGCTAGTGGCTTTTGAAACGATCGTGCCAAGAGCAGCAACACCTGCAGTGGCAAGCGCCAAGAATTTGGTAGAAACACCGTCTACTGCGACGCTAAGAGGCCCTAGGTTTATCCGGTTTAGCCCAGTCTGAATATCAGCTAAAGAAGCGCCAGTGCCAGTGAAGTTTAGACTCTGCTTCAAACCCTCCAGGTTCTTCTGAGTTGCAGAAACTTTTTCCTGAAACCCAGCATTGTCAAACTTCATCGACACTACGCGGTTGTCAATCGTGGTCATCTAGTTACCTCCCCCCAGATCTCTGCCACCAACGCCTCAAATATAGGGCGTACGGCTGGGTTTATGTAGTCTATTCCTTGGACGTATCCGCCAGTTCCTGTGCCATGTCCATACTGTAGAAGTATGGCAACATTACTCCCATTTTGACTGTTTGAGTTGGACCAGTCTAGACGGTAGGAATTTTTTGTTCGAGTAACCTTATAGGTCCAGGACTGGGCGGTTTTACCGGTATCAACCGGCGTATTTATGGACAAGATCTGTACGCCACGCTCTCCTGCTGATTTAAGGAGCGGGACGACATCTACTCGACTCATCCTTTTCAAAAAATCTTCAGTTTTGTCAAACGAACCACTTGATGTGAAGGTTATCATGGGCGCACGACCTTAAACCGGCTTGTTTTTTGGACTTTCTAGTTTTAACATAGGACCCGAGCCAGCGTTTCCAAGCCCGGATGTTGTGTAGTTTGTTCCAGAAATAAGAACTTCTCCGTCAGGGCTCCAGGCGCAAACATCTCCAGTTCCGCCGGGCTGCTTGTGGTGAATCTTTTCAAGTTTTTTACCATCAAACGTGTAAATATACAGTCTTGGAAAGATGGTAAAGGCTGCTGAAAGATACCTTCCATCACTGGACCAGTTAAGGTCGTATGCAGCATCGTTGTCAAAATCGTTAGAAACCATGTCGTCTTCCAGATCGACTTCTGGGCGGTCATGCTCAACGACTATTCGCTTGAGTCTTTTTCCGTCAAAAGAATATACAGTAAGCGCCGGAGATTTTGCATGAGCAACAGCTAGTGTAGTTCCGTCCGGAGACCAGGCAACTTTGTTTACGTATGCTGGCGGAAGAGTGTTTGCGTCAGGAAGCTTGTTGAAGTTCGATCCGTTGAACTCGTAGATCCCTATGTATGGAGTACGAGAATATCCAATGCACAAGTATCGTCCATCTGGAGACCACCGACAAGAGTTTGCCCCTATTGAGTAGTTCTGGTCAAGAGACGCAAACAACTCAAAGCTTTCGTCAAGAACTCTGAATATGTAGACGAAAGGATCTTCAGAAAATGAAGCAGCTACTAATGTGCTGTCAGGAGACCAGGAAACGTCGGTACATATCGCACTATCGCTAAAGTTCTCCGGAGGAGTTGGCTGTAATATGTTTGAGAACTGAAGCAAACCTTCGTTGAAAGAATATATGTTTACCTTGTAGCTACCACTAGATCCGACAGCAAGTTTTTTACCATCCGGAGACCACTCTATTGCGTAAGCATCTGCACCGTCGGTAAACCCACCTTCGACCCAAGAGCCAGGAAGATATGACGTCGGGCTAGGTGCATAGGCAAAGCTGGAACCCGTGTAGTAGAAAGTAGCCATCGACGAAGTGGTTTCTGGGGTAGCAAGACCCGAACAGGCGAAAGAAACAAGTCGTCCTCTTGGGGACCAGGAAACCGCTTCTATTGACTGAGAAGGAAGCTGGGTAAAACTTGTGAAAAATGATCCAGAAGGGTAGTTGTTGTAAAATCGTCCAGCTTTTACTGGTTTCCCGTTAAAAGAGAAGTTCTCTTCAATAGAAACATTCTTTGGGTTCAAGAATATAGGACGTCTAGGCTCCCAAACGATTGCCATAAAAACTCACTTTCTCAAATATGAGGAAGGTTTGACGGTGGCTCTATGTTAAGCATGTTTCCAGGCCTAATGGTTCCCGTGCTGGAAGTATAAACGGTAAGATGTGGATGTCCACTGTGTGCTACGGCAACAAACTTGCCGTCGGGAGACCAAGAAACGTCGTTGGCCGAGCCTACTGGTAGAGCGCCCGAGACATATGCGTAAAGAGTATAGTATATGGTTTGGTCCTCAAACACATAGACAACCAAATATGGTGTAGTGTCTGTGGTAACGGCATAGTGTCTCCCATCTGGAGACCAGTCGACAGCCAGGCCAACTCCAGATGGGGCCACACCAGAAGTATTTAGCTTTGTCAGTGAGTCGTTCTCAAAAGAATATACCGTGCTTTTGTAACCACTGTTATGAGAAGCAGCTAAATATTTGCTGTCTGGCGACCAAGCTACTCCACTCACCCAGCTAGGAAGAGCATTTGCACCAACGGCCGTTGTGATCTCGGAGAATGTGCTCCCACTAAAAGCATATACGGCAAGATAAGACGTAGACGTTGCGCCGGGGCCAAAGTATCCGGCTGAAATATAACGCCCGCACTCGGACCAGGCAACAGAAGTGGCGAACTTTAGGCTGCTAGAAATTGGGCCACTAGGAAGGATTGGGGCCCCAAAAGAAGTACCGTCAAAAGGATATATTTTGATCCAGTTAGAAGTCGCCCCAAGATTTAAGTTCGTTACAACGAGGTATTTGCTGTCTGGAGACCAGTGAGCATCGCTGAATCCAACTTCGTTCGCTTCTGCAACCTTCGTCAAGAAAGGCGCCGAAGCACTAAGATCTAGCGAATATACGAGCATGTTTGGCGTATCACTACTTCCGACAAACAAAAATTTTCCGTCTGGAGACCACTTGGCAGCATTGGTCGTTCCAGGTGAAATATATGCTGGATTTGCGACTTTGGTCAGGCTTGTCCCGGTAAAGTAATATGCTGAGAAGTGTGGCGTTGTGTCGTGCCCGACGACAAGTAGTCGACCTGACGGGTGCCAAGAAACAACTCGACCGGTGTTTGCCGGAACAGTGCTTATGGATTGGTTTGGAAGCTTTCCACCAAAAGGAACTTCTCCGTAGAGAAGACTGGCCCGGGTACTTTTTCCGTTGAACGAAAAATCTTCCGGAACACTTCTGTTTAGTTTGACCAATTCACCAAAATTTGGAGTTGCCATGAAACCCTCTCTTATCTAAAAGCGTATGCGTACGAACCATCAGTAAAATAAGAAGCAAAGGTTTTATGGACCTTTATGTAGGGACTTTCCGTCGTCGCGTAAGCCACAAACTGTCCGTCTGGAGACCAACTAGACCTCTTCCTGGTTAAGTTGGTTCCCGTTCCAGTGATCATAAGCCCAACAGCCCCACTTTTAAATATGTAAGACTTTGGTTTTTCCTGGCCGTCAAAAGAAACAGTTATCATCCCACTGTCTGGGGACCAAGAAATTGATCTTGTAGCATTTGCCGCATTAGTGGCTGGAGATGAAGGATTGGAAAATGCAGACCCATCATATGGATATACGAGTATGTCCGAACCGCTGTTTTGAGCACAAGCCAAAAATGCGCCATTCGGAGACCAACAAATATCATTGAGCGCAACGGTAGGCAGCGTGCTTATCAAATCAACTTTTTCTAGAGAAGAACCGTCAAAAGAGTAGTTCAAAGCATAAGGAGCTGATGTTGCTGCAAACGAGACCAAAGAACCATCTGGGTACCAAGAAACTTTATTCACCAAAGAAGTCGGCGTAAAGTCCGGATCAGAAAACTTTGTCAGCGTATCTTTGTAGAAAGAATATAGAAAGACGTAGGGGGCAGTTTCTCCGCAAACAGCCAAATATCTTCCATCAGGAGACCAAGAAACCCCAAGACAGTTTCCGCTAGGAAGACTTGTTGGGTTTGCAATCTTCTTAAGCGTACTACCATCAAACTTGTAGACGCTTATGAATGGCGCCGAGTTGTGGGCAACAGCTAAATATGCACCATCTTTGGACCAACAAACATCATTGGCTCTGTTGGTCGGTATTGTAGTCGGATTCGCGAGCTTGGTCAAGTCAAGCCCATTGAACGCATACGTAGATATAAACGGAGCAGTCTCGTGACCTACCGTCACAAACTTCTGGTCTGGGGTCCAAGAAATTGAAATACCCTGACCGGTCGGTAGTGTAGACGGAGAAGTTAGTTCAGTGCTAGGGCCACTAGTTAGTAGTTTTACTGCTGGCAGAAGGACTTTTTTTATGTAAGCGCCTTCTCCAGGAATACCCCGGACGTTTCCTGCATTTATGGTCTGCCCATTGTGTTTGGTCAGAATAAGGTCGTTTCCAACAACATCGCCGTCTACGACAGAAGCAGCTTCGATCGCGGCCATTCTCTGGGCGGTGAACCCGGTAACAGTAGCCATTTGTCACTCCTATGTTGGCGTTGTGCTAGATATGGTATAAGTGTCTGCATCACTGTACGTTCCATCAACACCAGTGATCTGAAAAGTTGTGGAGTCAATCATGGAAAAATACTCATCCGGCCCGGTTGCGGTCCAAGTACCATCCATGTTGTCGGTGATGATTATCAGCCCCCACTCATTTATGTTTTTGACAAACTCAGACAGAAGAGGAAGTTCTGGGTCTGAGGTCTCAGTTCCATAAAGAGCATTTTCTATGTAGTCTAAAACATCTTCATTTATTGTACTTGCATCTATTATTATATGAGCAGTTGGTCTATGGTGTTCAACAATTTCCGGAAGGCTGTTTATCTCCCAAGAAAAATCAAGAATCGAAATTGACTCATTGTTTGTCGAGTTGTCTATAGAACTTGGTTTTGCCGTCAAATTGTACAATATATGTATTTTGTAGCCGTGGTCAATACCATCAACATAGTTTCCGACATTAGTTTTGTAGCTAAGGTGAAACTTTTTTGGAGACTGTGCCGAGTAGTTTATACCAGGATATAGCTCTGACTCCCCAGTAAAGTCCAAAAAAGAATCTGGGTAGGTAACTGCAGTTATTGTGCCAGAGAAATCTTCTTCGCCAATATATGGCGCTATCTTTTTACCGTCAAAATATAGTTCATCAACAGCATCTGAAGAAACGCTCTCTTTTATGGAAGTTATTCCATTCCAGGCAGTTCCTTGTCTTTCTTCGTTGTATAGAACGCAGTTAAAAACTCCAGCTTCAAATATGCGTTCGCCTATCTCGTCCCATGTTATTCGAGCCATAAGTTCTCCAAGTTAGATGTCGACAAATAGGTTTTCTATTGGGAACCTTGGGTCTTCAACTTCAGACCCATAAATATAGTTCTCAATGATAGTCAAAGATTCTGGATCTATCTTTTCAGAATCAACAATCACTTTAGGATAAGGCCTTACGCCAGAAATAACATCCGGTGGAACTGCCGAAAACTTCCAGCTAAAAACTTCAGGGTTTGTTGAACTGTCTAATGTTTTGCTTTCAGAAGAAGCTCTTGACGAAACTATGTTTGCAACAAAGTGTATTTTGTACCCGTCGTAACTTGTCTGAGTCTGATAAGTCATGTGGAAAACTTCTCGATCCTGGTTTGTCAGGAAGAAGCCGGGCCTACTTTCTTTTACCCCAAGTGGGCCAAGAAACTCTTTGGGGAAAGAAAGAGCGGAAACGTCGGCCTGGTAGTCTCCAGATGAAGGGTAGTTGTAAAACTTCTGCCCATTGAAGTAGAGCTCTTCGAAACTTGAATTCACGGAAGTTTCTTTTATCGAAGTTACACCAGACCACTTTGAAAACTTTGTGCCGTCTTTGCTGTACAAAACAACTTTTGAAACGCCATACTCATAAGTCCGGTCGCTCATTGCGTCCCAAGTCAACTTGGCCATTATCCGCTCGTTCCTAGTTGTGCTTTTCTCTGCTGGTTTAGAGCCTGGTTCTGAGCGGCTATCTCTCGCCTAGACATCTTCTTCTGAGGAGAATTCTTCAGGTTGCAGATTCGTATCAGGGCAAAAAGCCTGTTCAAATGCCAGGTTTCACAGTCAAAGGGTATGTTGAACGAGATCATCCAGTAGTATATGAGTTCGGAAGTTATGATCTCTCGCCTACCTGGTCTACCAGGAAGCTCGGTGAAAGTTGTCGCAGACTGACTAGAGTCAATGTACGATTTTATTTCGTCGATGTTCCCCCGGGAAATTTTTAGGATTTCGTTTTCAGAAGTGTTTTCATTTAGGAGCATCATGTGAATATAAGCGAAAACTTCTTCGTTTGTTTTCTCGGTTGGACCCAAGAAAGGTTTTTGGTATTTTGACTCCCATTTTGACACTGACAGAAGAGAGTGCTCTAGCTCTAAAGAAAAGTCTCCTATTGTGCTAAACTCTCCGGTTTCTTCATCATAAATCTCTTGCCCAGGAACCAAAAGCTTTAACATGAATGACTCTTTCTTTAACTCCAAAGCCCCCAAGCAAGTGCTTCATGCTCTAAATGAACTTCTTCTGTGCGAATTGCATTTGCTGCATCAGTTATAGAGACGAGGCCTTCTACGACAAGCAAGGTTGCCAATGCTCCAGCTGCGTCTAATGGAGCATAGACAACCGGAGGAAGGTTTACCATGTTTTGCGAGCCTATTTGTTCGCCTTGTTCGTTGTAGACAACAAAAGTTCCGGTTCCATCACCATTGTCTTCAAGAACACTTTTTAAAGTTGAGCCGTCTGACCAGTACTCCACCGTCTTTATCATGATGCTCTCCCGTAAATACCAGGAATTCCACTTACCATAGACCAAGCACCAGCGCCAGTGAAGGGGTATGCAGACAAGTCCGACGGGACACTACTACCCTGACTACCAACAGTTATGACATGCCTACCAGAATTTCCACTTGAAGGCGTCAGAGTAAATGGTCCAGAAACCGGAACAACAGAAGTGAATGTAACGGACCCTGCATTTGTCGAAGGGTTGAATATACCAAGCCAAGACTGAGAAGGTATTGTCTGCGAAGTTACAGCGCCTAAAAATGAACTGCCTGCAGTACCAACTGTAATGCTTTGAGACCAAGCCAGCGTCGACGGTTTCCCGTAAGAGTCTACATTGTAGCAGACGACTGAAACGGACTGACCAGAAGACATAGC